AGTGGCGATATTCCTTTGCGAAGAATGAAAAAGAGATACCCTCCCCACGGATTCATGAAAAGGGCGGCGCGAGCGAAGCGAGCCATCCATGAAAGTTTTGGGAAACTCAAGTGAAAAATCTCTTTGTTGTGTTTTGTTTTTGTGTTTTGTTTGTTTTGATTTTGCAATTAGGCCTCGACGACAACCGGATCGGCAGTGGGAGACTTGCTACGACGTACGCGTGCGAGGTGAGCCTTGCGTTCGTCCTTCTTCTCTTGAGGGAGAGCAGCCCAACGAGCCTTCGCAGCTGCTGAACGCTCCTCCTTTGTCATCTTGGCCTTCTTGGGCTTTTCTTCCTTGACTTCCTTGACTTCAGGAGCCATGAGGAACTCCATAGCATCTGCCGCAGTCATCGACGTAGTGAGCTCAGGGATTTCCCAAAGCTCAGCAAGACGACGCAGGACGAGTTCGTTAGACATTCTGTATTGATTGAATTGGATACCTTCTGGTGGGGGTAAGATAGATTTGTTCTGGAGAATCCAGTTCCATTTTTTAGGGGTCGAGGAGAGAGGACCAAGAGACTGGGAAAACTTTCATCAGTTCCGCGGCTACGAGTGCGGCTACATTCCTTACTTCCTTCTGTGCGTCAGGTCCCATACGAAGATGGCAAAGGCGTGCATACGCTGCAATAGACCCAGTCTCAATGAACTCAGTCATCATATTCTGTGGCAAAACCATGCGAGCTTGCTCTGGAGGGATGTTGTTCTGAAGCATAATCTTGTAAGAACTGACAGCATTCCTACATTGAGACATCATGAACTCTGAGAACTGATCATTCTGTACATGGACATCATCATTACTACCTTGCTTCTTGCTAGGAGCACGAGTTCTGAACTCTGGAATGTGAAAGGTGGGCTCATCATCTACATATCTGCGACTCACCTCATTTCTAGCAAAGCCAACGGTATGACGAAACCACTCACGTGCCATCCAGATCGGCATCTTCAAGCGAAAACGAGCTTGAGGATGGAAGAAGGGTGACGTGTGTTCATGATCTGCGAGGTACTTGATAAGTTTCGCATCCTTCTCAGTGAACTCATCCACATGCTTACCAAGGGACACACGAGCCGCATTTACAACAGTCAGGTCATTGCCAAATGTCTCAAGAAGAACAACACTGCAGGATTCGAACATACTACTTATCTCGGTCAATTCGTAAACTAAAAAAACGGAACAAGATTCAACAAATGCCTTCTCCATCAAAGATGAATTTTCCAAAAGTCGCAGACGTGATGAAGAAGGAGGTTGAGTACATTAGAATAATCAAGTTTCCAGTTGGAGCTGCGCAAGATGCGTTTGAGACTACCATGCCGTTCGACGATCCGTGTCGATATGCATGGAAGAAGTACTTCCAGGTGTCTGTGTGGGACAAGAAGGAGAGGTTCATTTCAGTTGGGGATTTGATTTATGTGTTTCTCAAAGTCGTTGAAGGAACAGACTTCTCTGACTTCAAGACTGAGAGGTTTATCGGATTCCTCTGCGGATTTCGACTTGGTCAATATGAGGCAATCTGTGAGCTTGTAGTGCAGATTCGGCAAATGATTGACACGTCTCCTTCAATTGATGGAGTGACCATTACGATAACTTAGTCCTCACATACGCTGCGTTGACTCCAGAAAACTCAGCAACAAGGTGAAACAGGACACCAGCAACAAAAAGAGTAGGCCACTTGGAAAGCCCAAGTTTTTCAGTGACCCAGTAGATCGGAAGAAAGAACAAACCAACCAGAAGAGCCTCAAAGATAACGTTCATTTATAAAATGGAAGTGTTTTTATCTTGGAAGTGAAAGGCATCAAAATGAACGTCTCTCAAGCAGCCATCGACGCGAAGAACACGCTCGACCTCCTCGACATGACGGTCAAGGTCGTGACCGCGCCAGAGGAGCCTAGGTGGACGGTTACATTCAAGCAGACAGACGAGGTGTATCTTGTAGCAGAGATCATCATTGACAATGGCGGTGTTGTGGCTTCTGTCCTTGACTTCAAAGGCATGGATCATAAGATGAAGGGGCGTATCATGGACGTCCTGCTTCAATACATTGATATCTAAATCTTCTCAACCTTCTCCTTCTCAACTTTTATCAACCCAACCGGTTTGTACACATAGTCACAGTGATGTACCTCAGTCATCCTACACTTCACACAGAAGACTTTTTCAGTTGAGCAAGGGCATTTGAACTCGAGGTGAGTCTTCTTCTTGCAATGAGCACACTTCATTGAGACTACTTGCCTAGATAAAATCGCTTCTGTTTTTTAATGAAGAGAATCACATTCAAAGTATCTGTTGATTCCGATGTGAACTATCCTTTACCAAAGTTTACAGAAGAAGTGCAGATGTATCTAGCAGACCCACATGGTTGGGAGTCTAAGGGATACGATTTTGTCATGGTGGACAAGAATCCGGACGTGGTTGTTAGATTGGCTTCACCCGCCGGCCTCAGGAAACAAGGATGTGACCCAACCCTTAATTGCGGCGAACTGGGAACCGGTAAGGATTGGGGACATCACTTACTTGTGAACGCATTACTCTGGACACGTGGTGCACCCAAGAGTAAATTGGAATTAGAAGATTACAGACAATACGTTATATCGCATGAAATCGGTCATATCCTTGGTCATGACCACGCAAAGTGCCTTGCGCCCGGGCATCCAGCGCCGGTGATGTTGCAGCAGACACTCGGCCTTCACGGGTGCTCTCCGAATACAAACGTGTCGTAGGTGCGTCCTTACGATAGACTACTTTTGAACCTGAAAAGAAGAATAGAAATAGCAGAATTACTGCGACAACTAAGTACATTATACTTAATGCTTTAGTTGGTGAAAGGAAGCAACCTTAGTTGCTGTATGCAAGACCACCCATGCCAGACATCACGCGGAAGATGTTGTAGTTCACCGCGTAGATGCGGAAGTTGAACGGCGTGCTCTTGCTGGGCTTCGAAAGACCGGCATCGGCGATACTGTCAAACACGAGCGTCGTCGTGTCAATGCGGGAGAAGTTACAGGTTCCAGACGGCTGGTGCTCCTCGGGCTGCAGAGCAAATGAGTACACGTTGATCGGGTTCTCGTGAGGAGTGTACTGGACGTTGGGGGCCGTAACAATAACAACCGGCGTACCAGTGATAGAAGTCACCGGATAGAGGAGGGGCTCGCTGACGTTGTATGTTCCCAGCTTGCCGTTACCAGTTCCAAAAGCAGAGATGATTGTTCCAGGAGGGAAAAGGGATACTCCTGACACACTATTCACTGTTGCAGTTGCAGTCACAATTGAGCCCTCGTTGATATAGCTATTCGCTGCAGTGGCATCGCGGAAAGTGTTGTTGCTGACGATGTTGATGACATTTGGGCTGAAGATGATATCGGTTCCAACCGTAGTTCCAGTAATGGTGTACGGCGATGCAGCCGGCGCCGTAACCTGAGCGCGCATCGGCCAGAAGGCGCCACCCGTGTGGTGCTGGTAGGGCTGGACGCGCCAGAAGTAGTCGCCATAGCGCTCATCAAACCGATCCTGTCCGTTGATCTGGAGACGGCAACGGTTCACGATGTCATCATAGCTGAACGGCTGAGTGAATCCCATGTTCTTCGTGAGGTCAGAACCGCAGTCAGTCTTGCGGGCATCCTGGAACACCCACACCAGCTCCTTAACCGGGTGGTTGAGCGTCAGGTCAATGCGCGCCGAGGCCGTCGTCAGCGTCTGCTGGAGACCGAACTGGAGCTGATCGATCAGGTACTCGTGGGACTGCTGGGCGAACCGGCGACGCTCCTCAACATCCAGGTAGATGTAGTCAATGTAGAGCGCCATGTCCTTCAGCTGCGGGAGGAGAGCCGCGGCCTGAGACACCGTCGTAGTGCCCGCAGTCGTGGCGCTCACGAGGTCAGTCGCAGGAGACAGGGTCACGTTGATGCGAACCTCGTGGTACTGGAGGGCGATCAGCGGCAGCGCGAGTCCCGGGTTACGGCAGAACCAGAACTGGAGGGGGATATAGAGGATCGCGGGGCGGCCACCGCAGGAAATGGCAGACGTCGTAGAGCCACCGAGGTATCCACCAAGCATGCTATCCATCTTCACGGAGTTATCAAAGTTAGAGGTCAGGTTCTCCCAGAGGAAGAGCCACTCACCATAGTGAGTATCCATAATCTGTCCACCAATCTCCACCTCAATCTTCTTGAGGAGCTGGTAGCCAAGGCGACGCTCCCATGCAGCCGTCCACTTGACGCCAGCCGTCGTCGTGTCGGGGAGCTGAACCTCGAGGTATGTCTTGTACATCAGGTCGGCGTTGCGGTTCACAACGGCCACGACGCGCTGCCCGTACTGAGGTGCGCCAGTGAAGTTGACACGGAAGGCCTCCATTGCGAAGTTCGTGTGACGCTTGTAGAGCACCTTCCAGAAGGTGATGTGGGGATTTCCCGAAATGTAGGCATCCTGAGCACCATATGCGACGAGCTGAAGAAGACCACCGCCCATTATGTTTATTCTCTGCGAGGATATATTCTTCTGGGTTTGACACAATGGCAAGGCGTCTTAGTCAAACACGAAGGTTCTGCAAGTGTATCAAGAAGGTAAGAGGCACGTTCCGAAATGAAAAAGGACCGATTGCTGTGTGCGTAAAGTCTGTGTTATGGACACAGGGTAGAACTCTCAAGCGGTTCAAGTGTGGAAGGAATGCTAGGGTTGTCACGCAGAGACGGACTCGAGTGCCTTCTTAGCGGCCATCTGTTCTGCCTTCTTTCTAGTGGTTCCTTCTCCGTACTCGATCGTATTCCCCCTGAGAATAATACAGACTCGAATTCGTCCATCGTCGTATGGGTCTAGCATAGTATAGGTCGGTGTGGTTCCATATTCGCGCTGACAATACTTTTGATAGATGTCCTTGTAATTTGTAACTGTCGTCACCACGTCTTGAATGTCTAGATAGGCCTCCAAGACAGTCGTTACGAATGAATATACAATATCAAACCTGTTTCCACAATCAGTCCAGAGTGCACCAATGAAGGCCTCAAAGATGTCGCCGAGTTTCTGAATGTTCTTGCGTCCATTGATAGCAACAGACTCTTCATTGTGTCGAGAGATGACATAGTACATGTCTAGCCCAACCTTCTGGCAAAGAACGCCAATCCGTTCATTGTTGACTAGCTCTTTGCGAGCATCTGTGAGGAATCCCTGCTTCTTGTCGGGGTACTTCTTTCGCAGATAGGTAGCCACGCAGACACCTAACACGGAATCACCCTCAAACTCAAGACATTCATACGATTCATCCTGAAGCGGCATGACGCCAGATGGACAAGCAGCTAATGCTGCAGGTCGTCCATCGGGAGTAGTGTATTCAGCACGCTTCACATAGGTTGTGTGAACCATTGCGACCTGAAAGACCTTTGGATTTGAAACTCTGTAGTGCGGTAATCCATGCCTATGTAGGACTCGGTGAATGTCCTGCTCCTTAAATGCTCGGTTTCGAGGATTATACGGAGAATACGTATCCATTGCTTTGTCGTTTCCTCGGCGTTCTTTTATCCGTTTTTCTACACAATGGGAGCAGCGAAGTCTATGTGCTATAGTGAAGTACTCGATCCATTACCGCCAGTGCCACCGCCCAAAGTACCCGAGATCTCCGACATTCGTTACTACAAACCATGGAGAAAGGACATGGCAGTCGGGCTCGTCTTCTTCAACCCAGCAAAGTCCAAGCGTATGCTGATGAACTATCTGTACACAATTGAAAAATTGAAGGTAGCAAACATTCCGTACTATACTCTTGAATTGGTGTTTGACAAGTGCGAACCTGAGATTCGCGACGCTCACCATATCTGCGCAAAGTCAGTGATGTTCCACAAAGAGAACCTCTGCTCTATTCTTGAGACCAAGATTCCGTGGTGGTATTCCAAGATTCTGTTTCTAGATGCTGATGTGATCTTTGGTAATTCCGATTGGTATGCCGAGGTCTCAAATGCTCTTGATACAAATGATGTGGTTCAGCCGTTTGCGTCTGCAGTTTGGCTTGACATAACGTATACTAATGTGGTTCAGGAACGTGCGTCAGTTCTCTACATGGATAAAGCAAAAACCTTTGATCATAAGTACCACCCAGGATTCGCATGGGCCTTCCGTCGTAAGTGGTATCGCAAGGTTGGGTTCTTTCAATATGGAATCACCGGAAGCGGCGATACAATCTCTGCAGCCGCGTGGTTAGATATCAAGTTTCCCGAAACCTACTTGAAACCAGCATTAGTGCCTGCCTACAAGGAGTTCTGTAAGAATCCTCTTCCTAGAATTACGTGTACGTCAGGGTCAGTGTATCATCTGTGGCATGGAACCCACAAGAACCGCAAGTATGTGGACCGTCATGTCATTCTTGACGGAATTAAGGACGTACGAACGATCATGCGTCCATCGTGGAGTGGAGTGATGGAGTTTAGCGTGCGTGGACTCTCCGACAAGCTGAAGACTTATTTCGTCGAACGGGAGGATGACGGTATCTAGACCTTCTTATACGCAAAAGACGAAAGTCGGTCTCGAATAGGGTTCTCTGGATTGCCTTCATGTTCTGTATCAGGAACCTCAGGTGGCGGAACCCACATCTCACCATCAATCATATCAAACAATATCCGGATACTCTTGAGAGGAACACTGAAGAACTCGCGCTTAGGGTGAATTCTCTTACCAAACGCTCCCAAAGCTTTATGTAACTTCTGCTCCTTGTCATGGGCATCCGTCACTCTCTTTGCGAATTCAAGCTTGAAGGTTGGAAGAGCCCATGTACATCCATTTGCGTCTTTCAGTCTCTCCAATGGCGTCTTATCTGTATACCCAACCTTGAATGTCTCTACGGGCAGCGATGAATTTGAAAAAACATAGATATAGCCTTCTGTCATAGTTGTACCAATCTGTGTCAAGTAAATACATTCTAGAACCACTTAAAAATAATGTGTTGTGAAGAGTCATATCATTGATGGTGAAGCCCCTGTTCACTCTGGCGACTAGACTACTTAGCACGCACGGCTCGTTCGTATGTACGGTGTCAAGGATCCGGAGTGGGTTTCTCCCTCGTGAAAACTTGGACCAAGCGAAACAACAATTAGCAGAAATTCAGCGTACTCTACGCGAGATTGAAGAAACCCTCAAGCAGGATCAGTCTCGCTTAGCAACCTTAAGCTCAAAACCGTAATCAGTTTCCACCATCTTCGCCTCTTGGCGCCTAATAATCTCATTCATCAACTCCTCTGCTGGCTCCTTTGGAAGCAGGTCGTCTAGGTATGACTTAAGTTCCTTCTTGGAGAGAGTCCAGCCCTTCTTCCACTGGTTTGGTTGTTTAACATTGAACACCAAACCAGATGTCTTGAGCTCAATGTTGGTCGGTAGGTCCTTCTCACTTGCATACAGTGCTGTAAGGTCAAGCTCAACTGTCCGCCTCTCATCACGAAGCTTGGTTGCATTGGCATTGACCTCATTCAAACGCTTGCTAACATCCGCGTAACGCGAGAGAGTCTTCTTAAGCTGCTCCATTTTGTATTTGTTTCTTCTTGGTTTAAAAGTATCCATTTTCTAACAAGGAGATGTCTTGGTTTGACGAAGATGAAATGAAAGGCCTTGTAAAAGCCTACAACAGGGGTGGCAAGAACCCGATTACCGCAAAAGAACCGACGAAACAATGGGAAGAATTGAAATCCCGACTTAACGAGAAGTGTTCTACAGGAGAGACCGAGTGTATCGTGTCTGCTCTTCTGCAAAGACCCAAAGCTCCTAAGCAATGGGCTGTGAACCGATGGGAGTGGCTCTCCTCAGATGATATCGACCATGTTGAGAAGAACTACGAGGAGTTGTTTCCTGATTATATGTTTGTTGGTTGTGTTCCCATCGACTTTGACTTAAAGTCAGATGAGACAAATCAGTGTCTTGTGAGTGCTCTTTGCTCGATGAAGCTTCCCGAGATGTACAAGGCAGGACACCATCGCATTGGGATTGTTTTCAATACTGATCCTCATGATGGACCCGGTGAGCATTGGATTGCCCTGTTCTGTGACATTCGCCCTGAGCTTGAGTTCGCTCATGTTACCTACTTTGACTCATACGCTCAGTCTCCTGAGCCCGAGATCAAGGTTCTGATGCGTAGATGGAAGGAGCAGTGGGACAAGACTGGTATTCACCCGCAGGGTATGAAGATGACGTTCAATACGACGAGGCATCAGTTCAAGGATTCGGAGTGCGGAATGTATTGCCTGTATTTCCATTACGCATCGCTGATGGGTATTCCGATGTATGAGCGTATTCCCGATGATGTTGTCAATTCCTATCGTAAAATGTTGTTTAGAGTTCCAAAAGAAAAGTCAGACAAGAAACAATGAAGGCACTCCTTGTAGCCATACTTCTTGCGATTCTTGGATATGTCATTTGGATCGAATTCGTAGACGAGCCAAAACTGACTGGACCTCGCAAGAGACTTTGTGATTACTATGTGACCGGTTCAGTCTTTGAGGAGCCCGCTGCGGTTATTGCAAGGGGTGTTCGTTTACTTGAGGTCCATGTGTATTCGGATGAATCAGACCAGCCCATCGTCGCGAAGAAACCCCTTAATGAAGGATATGATTACACCTATGATAACTGGACTTTTGAGTCGGTATGCGTCCAGCTGAACGAGGCATTTCCTAGCCCAGACCCCATGATTCTTTCCATCGTACCCCATACAACGAAGGGCACAACTCTGAATCGGATAGCATATCACCTGAAGACAACTGTTCGGAAGCACCTTCTCCCTGGAACTAGAGACATTCATTCTGCTTCATTAGATTCACTTGCTGGTAAATTGATCATTGTTTCGGGAAGCACACAGGGTTCTGAGCTTGATGAACTTGTCAACCTGTCTTGGTCTGAGTCAAAGCTTCGTCGCCTCACCTACCAACAGGCAATCCACTCACGTGACCAGAAGGAGCTGGTAGCTTTTAACCGTAATGCAATCAGCATGGTCGCTCCCGACACAGCCTTTAAGAAGTCAGGTGTCAATCCAGAGACAATCGCCGCGTATGGTTGTCAGTGGATTCTCTTTGACACAGGACGAAAGGGATTCGTAGAAAAGCCAGCTGGGCTACAGTAAAACTTCTTGTGAAGTAAACAAAATGGCAAATAAGTGGCTCGCTCACGTGAAGAAGACGATGAAGTCCCACAAGGGCATGAAGTTCGGACAGGTGCTGAAGATGGCGAAGAAGACCTACAAGGGTGGTGCGGATGTCGCGCCGCACACGGACTTTGGGGGTTCCGCGGATATCTCGTCTGCCGGCCCCAACAGCTCTAGTCCGTTCCACCCGTCTGATGCCGCCCCGGTCGGTGGCCGCCGCCGCAGCCGCAAGACGCGCCGTGGCAGCCGCCGCCACTAAAAACGGAATCTATCAAGGCTAGCAAGTAGCCCTCATGGATCCGCCAAAGACTCGTCGCGAGTCAAAAAAGACAGCAAAGGAGAAGAAGGCGGATGTCTATTCTGCTCGACACACTCGGAATGTCCTCGCTCATTCCGCTCGTTTGATGGCTCAATCACAACCTAAAAAATCAAAGTAATCTAGAGTGAGTAATTCTAAAGGTCTTTCTACGATCACGGTCTTTCGTGCGACCACCAGCAGTTTTGCGGCACGTTTTTCCATGGTACGTCTTCTTAGAGCACCCGCTCTTGTAATACGCAACATGTGCTGCATACCCCTTAAAGCTTGGGATAGGTGACCCAGTCTTTTTCGATAACACACTCAACAATCCATACATCCACCTCATGTAGGCTTTGCGAGAACTCAGCTCTGGTTCATGTTCAGTAATGTAATCAGCATAGACTCGCTGTAGGTCATGAAATGGGTACTCATGACGAAGAGCATGAAGAAAGGTACGCTGAGTTGCCATCTGTTCGGGCTCAGGGTTATCAGGATAGTTCGCAGCAATTGAACCTAGAAAGTCGCCGCCAGGTACCGCATTGGGTTTCAAAGCAAGATACTTTTGCTTAACTTCCTCGAACTCGGGGTCAGGACCGGGATTGACAACAGCAGGATCGTCTCTACACTGACTTCTGAGTTTATGATTGACCATGTTGTGAATGTCGTAGAGCCACTTGCCAGGGTCGCCACGGAGGGGGTGTTTCTTGACAAACTCTGTTGTAGAAGCCCTGCAGAACTTGCAAGGCAAAATATCTTTCATCTGGTTCAATACATCGTCAGGATGACGTGACTTGAACGCAACTAAATGGAATAGCTGCCACCCACTTGGACCAAAAAATCGGGTATCCATTGTATTGATGAAATAAAGTATACCATTCATAATAAAAATGCTTGACACTCGCGATATCATCATCCTGACTGCATCGTTCTACCTCGGAGGGGTCGTTGGAGAGTTCTTCAAGTCGCTGTCTGAGGACATCCTGACGCCGCTCCTCGCGCCCGCCGCCGCGGCTGGCAAGGGCGTCGGTGCCTTCTCCGTCACGTTCGGTGGCGTGACGCTGAAGCTGGGTGAGGTGCTGATTGCCTTCGTGAACCTGGTTGTCTCGTTCGTGCTGGTCGTGTTCACGATCGGCCTGCTCCGCCAGTATGTGCTCAGCCGCATCGGTGCCAAGCGCCCTGAGTAAAGAAAAATAGAGATTGAATTATAAATGGCCTGGAACGATCCTAGCACTTGGTTTTCTACGTCACCCCCTGTAGTTGATTCTATGCCCCCTACCACACCTGCGCCTGTCGGTGCTCGTCGTCGCAAGACCCGTCGCGGTCGCAAGCGCTCTAAGCTGAGCCGCACCGGAAAGAAGTCCAGCCGCCGCTAGGATAAGGTTCATATGTAGCCTCGATACGCTTCTTGAGCTCTGCAGTTGACCCTTGCATGATCTGATTCTCACG